TTGGGTTTGTGCAGAATGGAAGTAACCTGAGTTGGAACCCTGTAGCAGCTGGAGAAGTTGGTGACGTAGAAATTGAAATTAGCGACACCATGAAGGAAATCATTAAAAAGTTGCTTATTGGCCTTAATGACCAAAGGCAGCTAACTGAAAATCATTTTTCCCTTTACGAGAAGTTTATACATTAACTGGAGGAACTAATGCTTGAGGATAGATTTGCCCAACATGATAAAGAAGTAGTTGACAAATTTCATGATCCTAGTGCAAACTATGCCATGAACACTCGTGACTATGTAATGCGTCCGAGTGCAACTGAGGCTACTGGGCCTATTACTATTACTCTACCACCAGTGGCTGAGGCCAAGGGAAGGTTTTATAGTATCCTAACTCGTGCAGCAGATGCAGTTAACTCTGTGACTATTACTCACAGAGATGATTCTGAATGCTGGACGGATGATGTAGTTCACTATGACTCCTGTACTCCTTCGTTATGGTATAGTGATGGACGCTACTGGCATATGGTAGGTGCTTTTAGATTCGATTGGGACGATCTTTTTCCTAAGTAATTTTAAGATTTAACTGGAGGAACTTATGGGTTTTAGAAATTTTCTTTTAAATCGAGGTATAATGTCCAGTGATACGGAGGTAGTAGTTAGGGCGCCAGTGTCTGGTAGAAGGCAGCCTACTCCTGTAGCTATGACTGATGCTGCTACAATAACTACTGACGCCCTTAGACATGGTCTTATTACTGGAACACCTACGACTGGAGCCAATCAGAATTATACGTTGCCTACTGGCACTGTTATGGATGCTGCTTTAACATCCTTTTTTATTAACAATGATTCTTTTGACTTCACTATTATAAACCTACAGGCTACAGCAGCGACAGATACCGTAACATTGATTGAAGCTGCTGGATTTACTATTGTTGGTGAACCTATTATTGGGTCACCTGAAGCAACAAACGACTTTCCTAGCTCTGGAACGTTTAGGGTTAGGAAGACTGCTGCTAACACTTTCGTGGCTTACAGACTATAATTCGAATAACTGGAGGAATAAACTATGTTTTTAGGAATGAGAGGAACTGATGATTGGGTCGCAGATCAAAGGCCCATGAACTGGAGACAACAAATACTGAAGTTATACCCTAATGGTATGGCTCCTTTGACTGCTATTCTGTCAATGATGGGTGGGAAGAAAGTTGATGATCCACAGTTTCATTGGTGGACGCAGGAACAAACTACAGTCGGTGGAACTATTGATGGTACCTTTACCGATGCGGCAGCTACAGTCGCCTATGCGCCTGGTGCATATGCAGCTGCTGGAGATACTTTGTACATTACAGTATCAGTAGCCCTTGGTCTTCGTATCCGTGAAGGTCATCAAATCCTTCTTCGTGATGCTAATGACTGGCGTGTGGATAAGCAGGGTAAGGTGACTAATGTAAACAGAGGTGCGTTGGCTACTATCCTTGCCGTAAGAATGCTTGAGACTGATGCAGCCACTGCCGCACCTGCCCATGATCTTTCAGACGCAGATACATTCAAGATCATCGGTAACATAAATCCTGAGGGTGGCGAGATGCCTGACGCCATCGCCTTGAATCCGACTAAGGTTTATAACCTTACTCAGATCCTACGTACTCCCTTATCAAGCACTCGAACAGCGCTTGAAACTACCCTTCGCACTGGTGATGATTATCAGAAGGCGAAGGCTGAGGCCCTTGAGATGCATTCTTGGGAAATGGAACTTGCATTCATCTGGGGAATCATGACTGAGAACACAGGTGATAATGGAAAACCTGAACGTACGACCAGGGGTGTGATTGACTTTATTCGCACCTATGCAGCTGCTAATTGTGATGACTATGCGTTGAACGCAACTTACTCAGGCCAGACCTGGGCAGCTGGTGGTGAAACTTGGTTGAAAACTATCCTTGAGCAAATCTTTCGCTACGGCGCAAGTGAGAAACTCTGCCTTTGCGGGTCTGGATTCTTACTTGGAATTGACGCCCTTGCACAGACCAGTGGTCAGATTAACATAGGTCCGGGGCAGAAATTCTACGGCATGGAGATAGATGAATGGCGTACGCCTTTTGGAAAGATCAAGATGAAAACCCATCCGCTGTTCTCGTATGATGCTACTACTCGTAACATGGGAATTCTCTTGGAGCCAAAGGAGCTTGGGTATAGGTATATTACTGATACGACCTTCTACGGTGAATCGTCAGCTAAGGTTCATCCTGCAGGTTATGGACAGCGCAGGGTTGATGGACTCAATGAGGAGTACTTGACCGAGGCCGGCCTTGAGTTTGGTCTACCTCAAAAGTGTGCTGTCCTCAACGGAGTTGGCCAAGCTAATATTGTGTAAGTAGCTAACCTCCTGTGGCCAATACGGACTGGAGTGGTTTCCTCCTTGGCTGCTCCAGTTCGTTCAAAAATTGAACAATCTAATGGTGAGGATATGAATTTACTTCAGGTACGAACAAAGTTTCGTGACATCTCAGGTCGACATGATCTGGTTAATGAGGACGGGTCAGACAATGGTGCTGACTTTTTTATTAATGAAGGGCGGAAGTTTCTTGATCGCTTGGATGAGACGCAAAAGTCCTGGGCTTCGTGTTTTAGGTTTGTTGAGATAGGAGGGTTTAGTGCTTCATTTCCTCACTGTCGAGCGATTAAGGAAGTCTGGGCTATGTCTTCCACTGCTCGTTGGCAGTTGGAGAAGGTTGATCTGCAAAAGATGATAACAGGTTATTTGACAGGCCTTCCTGCTTCACGTACAGTTGGGACTCCACTTTATTACTCACCTTGTCTGACCAGGCATATCCCAGAAGACGCAGAAGTTGCAGACATTGAATCCTTTGTTGGATGGGTAGATGTACCTGCAGGCACTCATGAGTATAATTCGGTTATTCTTAATGTACCTGTGGACGAGAAGACCTCTCTTGATATAAAGGGACTTTATTACTCAATGGAACTAGTTGATGAGACTGATACTAACTTCTGGTCAGGTGCTCATCCAATGACCTTGATAATGGCAGGCATGAGGGCACTTGAGATCGTTAATAGGAATACACAAGGTGTAAATGACTGGGAAGCTTCCATTCGAACTGATACGACAGGACTTGGAATGGACTTGGTTGAAGAACTAATTGCTGAAGTAGATCAGATCGAGGACTGATATGGACATAGAAATTAAAAAGAGAGTTAAGAAACTTGAATTAATAACAGGAAGACTTATTCGTAAAGCTGTCAAGAAATCAACCTCTGCAATGATAACTCCTTACCCAATCTCTAACTGTTTAACAGGAGATAATGTATGTGGGCCTGTGCTGAAGTATATGTTTTCTGCAAAGGGAGTTATTAATAAGGGATTGATTAGGTTTGATAAGAAGATTAAGGCCGGCATAGTTGTTACAGTAGGCATAGAGAATGACTTCGGTGGAGAGTCCAAAGTCTTCATAGCAAACAGGAATCAGATAACACTTGAGCCTAATTTAGAAGTCTCACCAGGAGATCGCTTGACAGTTAGTGTAAGCCCAGCTGATGAAGAAGAGAAGCTTTGCGAAGTTTGGATAGCCTTCATATGGACTCCTCATGTAGGCGAAGCTACAGTTAAGAGTTTTCTAATTGACCAGTTAGAAGAAGGAAGTAAAGATGCGTGAATATGAGATTATCATAGACGAGGCATTTAAGAAAGGTCTTTCTCCTGAGAGGAATATTCCAGTTAACTCGGGATACCTTTGGAGTGCATTTGGATTTAGGATAGGGAGAGATGGGATTGAAGGTTATGATCATAGTACTAATAATCCTTTGAGTGGCTCAGTTGACATGCTCTATTCCTGGCCCTTCCCTCAATGGGTCTCAGGTGAAAGGTATAACTTCCTTGTTATTCGGGATAGTGTAGTTAATATGGAAGATAAGGTCTATGTGGTTACAGATGATTATGTAGTAACTCACATCTTCAATTGTGACCAGGTGACCTTTGGAACTGGGACGTTGATGGAAGTTGCAGACTTCGGTGAGTATGCAGTTATGGTTAATGGAGTTGTGATGATCTATTGGGATGCCGCACTTGGCGACTGGCATGAGATTAGATCTAGTGCAACCTTTCCTATGATGCGTACAGTTTGTAACTTCAAAGGTATGATAGTAGGTGGGAATGTTATAGGGGTTTGGAATGGTGGAACACTTACTTATGATGCCTGGCATGACTGTGATGATAAGTTCTATTGTTGGTCTAATATAGGACAAGCGGACTTCACACCTGGACAGGATAATGTAGCTGGTTACAGACGTGATCCTTATGGAGGAGTAGTTTATCATACAAGAAGGTTGGGAGATAGTGTGATAGGATATTCGAGTAAAGGTGTAGTTAGGATGGATCATGTTAGTGATCCTGCGCCGACCTTCAGATTCACCGAACTTGATGATGTAGGGCTGCTGAACCAAGGTGCGATGGATGGGAATCTGCAGCGTCAAGTCTATCTTGGAAAAGATTATGTGTTAAGAGAGGTTACAAGTGAAGGAGTCAAGGAACTTGGTTATTACCAGTACATGGATAACCTGGAGGGTGACTCAGACATTATTATTAACTATGACAAAGCAAGGAAAGACTTCTACATAAGCAATGGTTCAACAACTTATTTACTCTCACCCTACGGCCTGACCCAAGTCCCTCAACATCCATCTGCACTCTGGACTGATAGCTCTTATGACGATGAAGTAGTCATGCTGCCTAATACCTTAGATGATCCTTACGTGCCTATGATAGCGAGTGATAAGATAGATATGGGATATAGAGGATTGAAGACTATCTTTTCAGTTGAGGCAGACGTGGCCTTTACATTTGAACCTAAGGTAACTATTGGTTGGCTGAACTCGATGGATGAGTGGGGATGGGGAAAGGTTTCTTCCTTTAATGGTGAGGGGATAGCAGTTAATATTATTTCAGGTAATAGTTTTCTTATTCAAATAACTTTTGAGTTTGTAATCCCTTCGATGACCTTGACCTACATGAAAGTACGTTATAAGATGACTGATTTAAGAGGAATCAGAGGAGTTTATGCTCCTCCTTTACGAGGGCCTAGCTAATGCTAACAAGACTTCTTCCAGATCAGATAGCTAAATTCTGGGATATTATTAAGTATGGGATAGAACAATCCTTACCTCCTGTAATAGGAGAGCATCCAGATAAGATGAACAGAGTCCTATCGTCCTGTCTCAGTGGTAAGATCCAGTGTTGGGCTTCTTATACTAGAGGTGAAGAAACTATATTTGAAGGAGTTGTTCTAACTCAAATACTCTACGACGATGCTTCTTATACAAAGAATCTTCTAATCTACTGTCTTTATGGTTATGAAGATGTTAATGGACAAAGTTGGTTCAATGGTATTGGGACTCTTGCTAAGTTTGCAAAGAGGGAAAAATGTAGTCAGATAATTGCTTATACAGAAGTTCCTTATATGATTGAGAAGTGTAAGAAGTTAGGTGGTGAAGCTAGGTTTACTTTATGTTCTTTTGATGTTGACAAGTCTGTTCAATTATTGAACAATCTTAATGGGAGATAACTATGGGTGGATCAAGTGGTGGTGGCGGTGGTGGTAGTGGAGTTGTAGACTACCCTGACTACATGAGGACGTTTCATGAGGGTACTTTAGGTGCTGGAGGTATGGGTGTTGAGACTATGACTGCGGCAATAGCTGCAGCATATGGTGCCTCACCCTGGGCAGGTATAACTGCCTATGATCCAGCAGCTGATGTTGTAGCTTATGAATTAACTTTAACTAACTTCTCTAATATACTAGCGGGGTTAGATGATGCCGTAGATTGGACAGCCTTCTATGCCCTAGCTAGCGCAACTGTAGCCGTTGCAGATATTCCTGATACTACTGACGTAGATGGGATCACTGAAGCGCTGATAGATGCGGATGTAGATGCCTTCGCTGACAGCTTGGATGATGAGATAACTATTAAAGTCTTACCAAGATTTCAGTCTGGAATGTTAGATATTAATGCTGTCTCCAGTTCTGCTTTTGTTCTTGGCGCTGCAGTCATTGAAGGATTTAGGAATCGTGAACTTGCAAAGCACGAGTCTGCGCTAAGATTGACTGCAGCTACTAAAAATGCAGATGTTGGAGTGGAAAATGAGAAGCTTCATCTTGAAGTTGATAAGGTTAATGTATCTAAAGATCTAGAAGCTGTTAAAAATAATCTTAGTGCTTCTGATCAAATGATACGAATGATGCTACAAAGAATTTCTTGGTATGAAGGATATATGAAGACTTCAATTGAAGGAAGTAGGATTAAAATCGTAGCGAATAAAGAAGAAGTTGACGTTAATATGAAGATAGCTGAAGCTGATGGTCTCTGGGATTTGGAAGTCTTTCAGCATGGGGCTAATTTGTTATCTGCAATAGGTGGTGGTACTGCAACTCCAGGGGCTGGAAAAGGACCTTCACAAACTCAGTCTGTAATTGGTGGAGCTTTGTCAGGTGCGGCAGCTGGATCAATGATAATGCCTGGATGGGGAACTGCAATAGGTGCAGTTCTTGGTGCAGCTTCTGGATTTATGTAATGGAGGATTAAAAAATGGCTAATTATGAAAGTTCGGCTTCCATAGCTTCTGGTGGTGAGCCTGGGATAATGAGTAACTTGTTACAAAATAGACTTTTCCTGTCTTACCTGTCAGGTGCTGGGAGTGCTATGCAACAAGGTGAGCCTGTGGCTCCTGCACTTAACGCTATAACACAGCAGAATATAGGTGCTCAGAGTAAGGCTAAGGCTAATGAGTATTATATGAAAATGTTGAAAGAGATCCTTGCAGGTGGTGGAGATGTTAAATTAGGTAAGGACAAGACTACTATCAATGCTCCATCTGAGATGTATGGAGGAGTTGGTTCTGAACTTGGATCTGTTGATCCTGCTAAGGGCTCTGGAATGACTGCTTCTGGGTCTGTTGATGCTTCATATACGCCTAGTGTACCTGAGGCCTCTAATTCATCTATCTCTTCACCCTCTCAGTTGATGGAAAGAAGTCATTACTTAAACCCTTCCGCTAGTCCTCTAAGTGGTGCTGACTTAGCAGGGCTGACAGCGGCAGATGTGTCGCAAGCGCTTAGTGGTGCAACAGGTGTTCAGGCTCTTAGACAGAAGAGTTTGAATGATGTAGCTGATCAGACCTTTAGACAGAGACAGCTTGAATCAATTGATCGTCATAGGAAACAGCAGATAGAGGAGTCAAAGGCAAGGATTGGAGAGATTGAGAGAGGTGATAGACTTGATCAACCATTCATTAGTGGGTATAGTCTAAGGGAATATAAAAGTCTTCCTATCAAGTCTAAGGAATATATAGTAGCTAGAGAAGCAGCCAGGCAACGTGGAGAGGAGTTTATGTCTCAACGTGAATGGGAGAACCTGGAGCCCACGTCAAGGGAAAAATTCCTTAGGGCTGCTATGGCAGATCCTGAACTGAAGAAGGCTGCAGAGGATTTGGCAAAGGCCGGAGCTACTAATATTGGTGAGATAGTCGAACGTGGTGAAAAGAAGGCCGATATTAAGGCTAAGAAATACTTCACTGATCCTAAAGGTCTTACATCAGATGTTGAGAAGTATATTAACAGTGACGATGTTCAGAGAAGGTTGTTTGCATTAGACCCATCAGAACAGGATAAGGCAGCTATTGCTGAGAAAGAGAAGTTTATTATCAGTAAGATTACTGGAGCTGGTGGGAAGATTGATTATAATAAGACTAGAGTTGAAGGCCGGACCTTTGTATTTGTCGTAACTTGGCCTGATGGGAAGACCAGTGAGGTTAGATATGCCAACTAGTTTAACTGACCAGATGTTTCAAGATGGAAAACCTAAGTCGTTAACTGATCAGATGTTTGAAGGTTCTGGAGGAGTTAGTTTGACTGACCAGATGTTTGCTCTGCCTAGTCAACCTGCTCAGGTTGAGGAACCAGTAGTTGAACCAACTGCTGAGCCTGAAGAACCTAAGACTCCTTCTATCTTTGATATAGGAATGGAAGCAGCGCTTGGAAGAAGTGTTGAAGAGTACGATGAGATGAAGTCCAATCCTATTGTAACTGATAGGTTTAAGCAAGAAATTACTGAGACACTTAGTGGGTATTTAGACCTTGCTAAGAATCCTATGGAGATTGTCAGAGGTGGTGCTGAGTTTGTAATGTCATTGCCTGGGTTTGGTCTTGGGATTTTAGCTGCTGGACAGAAAATGTTAGAGCGGATGGGCAGGCCTTTTGACTTGAGTGAACTCTATGATGCCGCAAGTGATGGTATGAATGAGAGTATGGAGATGTGGAGTAAGAACATGGTAGAGCCTTTGTTAGGTCCTCCAACTCCAGAAAGTCAATTAGTTGGTTCAACGGCTATGGCTCCTGCTCTTGCATTATCTGCACTTGGTAAAGCAGTTGCTGAATCAGAGAGTTTTAAAGACTATCCAAATGTTAGAGGATTGAGTAAGTTTGCAGGTGACATAGGTGGATTGGTTGCTCTTGGTAGGATTTATAAAGGGAGTAAAGCAGAGGTTACGGCTAAGGCTGAAGAGATTGTTAGGAGGGCGGAGCAAGTAACTAAACGTGAAAAGTTATTAAGTATGACTCCAGATGAAGCCGTTAAAGCTGTGCAGCAGAAGATCCTCGACATGGAGAAGAAACAGCTTGAACTTGAGTCTATTGAAGTGCAGAAGAATCTTGATTATGGAAAGATGATTGAGGAAGACTTAGGTTCCAAGAGAACGCAGATTAAGAAGGCCAAACAACCTCAGAGAGATATTGCAGATGTTCAGATAGACAAGGCGTTGAGAGGAAAAGATCGTTCAATAATTGAACAAACTACTGCACTGAAAGATAGGTTCTATGAAGAGGTTAAACCAGAGGAAAAGGGATTCTCTGGCAGAGCAGATGATTTTGGTAAGACGTTGAGTAAGGAAGATGTTGTTGAACTTGATAGGCTGATGAAAGAGGAGCAGGAGAGGTATAATACAGAACCTGATCCACAAAAGAAGATGTTCATTGGCACGGCTATTCAGGGGATGAGAGAGGCGATAGAGACTAAGCAGGGTAAGGCGCCGAAGATTAGTAAACCTAAGAAGGTTGAAGAACCTGTTACAGACCTAGATCTCCAAACAGGTACAAGGGAACCTATTGAACTCTCCACTGAAAACTCCCCTTTTCGTGAGAAATCAGAGAAGACTAACTTTCTTTTAGAAAGACTAGGACCGCTTGAAAAGTTAGATGATCCTCACTCCATTTTAACTAGGCTTACTTCAGAGGTAAATGCCTGGCTGGATGGTAGAGAAGAGTTCAACATCAGTGAAGCCAGGGAATTTCTAAGTGACATAGCAATTGCTGCAAAGGAACAAGGGTCTGGGAAGTCGAGAGTGAGTAGTGCATTTGAAGGTATGTCACTTGCAGAGATTCAACAGTTCGGTGAGGTGGCAAGCGAGGCAGCTATTTGGGCTAGGAAGGCAGAGAGGAAGGTTGAGCCGACTGAGGAAATTGCACTAAACGAAGCATTTGACTACATAAGAGAGGCTGCTAATGAACTTGGTAGATCGAGAACCTATAAGGACTTTGATAAGGCCTGGACGGAAGTGATAAAGAAGGTCAAAGAGCTTCTTGGTCAGGAGGCCGTCATTGATCTTAATAGGTACAAGATGGAAGAAGAACTATCGGGTATAGATACACGTACGGCTAAGGTAAGGGCCTTGGGAGCTCTTCCTTCATACTATAAACCAACAGGAAAATTGAAGGTTGAGCCAGGAACGGAACTTTACTCTGGAATCCCAGTAGATGCAGCAGCAAAAGAAATAATTGCAGGAGCAAAGAAATTCTCCAGCTATGTGGACAGAGCAAGAGGGATGAAGAAGTTTAAACCTACTGCAATTACAAGAATTTTACGCGAAGGGATTAACCGAACAGTAATAGACCGCTCTGGAAATATTCGTAGAGATATGTTAAAGGAGCTTGGTGAGGAAGGGTATAAGATAGTACAAAAGATGTACCTTGCAAAGGGTGCCTCGTCCCGTGCTGCTATGATGCTTGATCAGATGAGGAAGGAGATTTATAGAGGACTTTCGCAGAATGAGAGAAGGATTCTTGACAAGTTGATCCTAGCCGATAGGATGATTGATATAGGGAAGTATAAGCTGCCTGGAAAGTTTAAGTACCCGAAAGATATAAGTAGTGATGGGAAGGTTCCTGACCATGCTATAGAGTACAGTGGATTGTTTGAGAGTATGGAACATCTTTCGCCTGGACAAGCAAGGAACTTGCGTGGGATGACTAAGGCTTACTTTGAATGGATGAAGAAGCCACTTAAGGATCAGCTTGATGCAGGCCTGATTAGTGAACAGGAGTTCAAAGACCTAAGCTCACACAAGTATCGTAGGATAAAACTGGTAGAGATTTTCGACAAAAGGTATAGTGCTAAGATAGGTGCAAGGAAAAGGACTGTCCATGATTCAGGTATTGAAGCTCTTGCACGTGGTAGGGATACGGACTTGTATGAACCCTCGAGTGAGATCATGGCCCTTGAGGTGTTTAATAGGGCTTATGGAAGAATTATGAACAATGAAGCGAATAAAGGGTTGCTTGAGGTAGCGAGGAAGGATAAGGAGAACCCTTTTGTTCGGGTGAAAGAGGAAAAAGGTGATAAGATTCCAAGCGGCTGGAACAGGATCTTTATGTATGAAGAAGGGAAACGCAAGGCACTTTACCTCTCACCTGAAATGTCAAAGGAATGGATTACAAGTTCACCTGAGGTTTCTTACAGGTTTAGTCAATTCTTAAGGTATGCATCAGGTTCACCAGTGCTTAGGACTTTTGCAACTGGAATTGAGTGGGGATTTGCAGTAGCTAATTTACCAAGGGATGTGATGCATACTTGGTACACTGCAAGGAGTTATGAAGGAGGTAAGTGGAAACCTATTTACAATCCTAACCTTCCAATCTTCGGGCTGCAGATAGGGAGGGACTTAGCGACAGTGTTTTCAGATGCAGCGTTGAAGAAGGGACGTTATAAGGACTACATCAATGAAGGTGGTGGGATGGAGTTCTTGGTACACCAAGGGAGGTTGTTTCAAAGGGGCAGGCATATAGAAGGCCCACTTGATGCAGCTTATGATTTCTTAGGTTACTTTGGTGAAACGTCAGAGATTATGACTAGACTTGCGATCAGGGAGAGGATGATTAGGAAGGGTAAGACTCCTCAGGAAGCTACGTTTGCAGCTAGGGACTATATGGACTTTGGCCAAGGTGGAGGAGTCGCAAAGGCATTGGATAATGCTTTTCCTTATCTTAATGCTGCCATTCAAGGTACGAGGGGACTTGCTAGGTCATTCAAACCAGGTAGCGGATCAGCCCTTTCGTCTACGTATAAGTTATCACAACTTGCAGCATTGACTACTGGTGTCTATATAGCCATGAGTAAGATGCATCCAGAGACTTTTAAGAATTTGCAAGGTAATATAGATATGCAGAATAATCTTTGTTTACCTTTAGGTGATGACTTTGGGTTTGTAGATGAGAAGGGTGAGACTAGGTATCCTTATATTAAGATCCCTCTTGATCCTGGACAGAAGTTTTTTAAAACCTTCTTCGAGGCCTGTGCTGACAAGTGGCTGGGGAATGAGATAGATGTTAATCGGGTAGTTGATTCACTCAAGGAACTTTCACCTGTAGGTGTAGGTGAACTTCCTCCAACAGTTAGTGGTGCACTTGGTTACATGACTAACAAGGACTTCTGGATGAACGAGGATATTTGGAGGAAGACAGAGAAACCTTTCAGTTGGCCAGAGAGCAGAGAGGAATATGTACCTGGACAGACTCCACAAGCAATGATTGATGTAGGGAAGTTCACCGGCCTTTCGCCGGAGAGGATGAAGTATGCTATTGAAGAACTTGTTACAAGTGGATCTACGTGGTCTTATCTACTTGGCCAAGGTTATGAAGAATTGTTAGGTGATCTTCCTGAAAGCCAGAAGCAACAGCACCTTGCAATGGCTCTTGCAAGAATCCCTGTGATTAAGAGGTTCTTTGGTGTGACTAATCCTTACTCAAAACATGCTAGAGTGATTGATGAGAAAGAGGAAGAGTTTGTTATAAAAAGGTTTACCGAGAACAGAGGATTTGATGCACTTGTTGAAGGTTACTTGTATGAGAAGAATGTTAAAAGGAGTGAAGTATTTGACTATGCAAGGAAGTTTAAGGACAAAGATACTTATGATCGGTTAGTTGATAGATTCAAGTTTGAAGATGCGATTAAGAAGCTTCCGGAGAAATCTTTTTGGAGAAGAATGAAAGGGTTGCCAGTGGAGGCGAAGGCGAAGGTGTTTGTAGATAGACTTGATAAGGCTAGTCCAGAAGAAGAACGCCAACTTTGGAATGAATATAGTATAGTGTCCAGGGCTAAAGGAGTTTTAGGTAAAAGTTTTAGAGATGAGGTTAATAGGATTAGGACTTATGGGGAGACTCCAAGAGTTCAGGTGGATTAGACTGTTCAATTTTTGAACGATCTCCAATCTCCATGTCAAGTATCTTAATCATATCATCTGCCATTGGTTTCCTTTGATAGGAAATCCTCTTCATTGCTTCAAGAGTGAAGAGCACTCTTTCCATTGTAAACTTATCCATATCATTTCCGAAGTACCTAGCAAATTGATAGAAGGGGACTTCACTTGTTCTTGAATTCTCAAGAAATACCATAGCTTTGTGTAGATGTTCGGACATATCGCTCTTGCCAACGCCTCTAAACACGAGGCCCATTTTAACTTCGGCTTCCTTCAAAAGTATTATAGCTTCCTCCAAGTCATCTCCTGATAACACATAGTCATGCCTGCCGTGCGAAGCACTTATGACCATTGAAAGTTTCATCACATGAGATCTGCGACGTCCAAGGTATCCATCGAACTTAGGATCATAGAAGGGAGGGCTGTTCTCACACTCGTGGCAGAAGTCAGTCCAGATGTCTACGAATCCAGGTGTCCATCGGTAGCTACCGGAAAGAAGGGAGATCTTTTCAAGGTCTTCTATTAGGTAAGATCGGAGCTCTAGTTCCCTTTGAGTCTTTGTGGGAAGGACAACTAGTTTTCCTTTTGTCTCTTCGAAGATGAAGATTATTCGACTAGTCAAGCCACCACCTATTGACTCGACAGGGAGGGAGCTTCGGATTAAGTCAGGGGTAGTGCCTCCGATTAGATTGACCCATACACCTATTATCTTTTCCTTGTTTCGTGAGATAGTATCGTACTCCCAGACGTTCTTGCAATCGTACCAGTTGCACAGCGCAGCCATTAGTTCTTGATTATGGTAGCCGAGGAAGACTGTGAATTCTTCGGAGAAGATTGTCATGGAGGTGTGGAAGATCTGCTCAGCGGTTTCCATGTCTATGTCGGTTAAGTTGTTTTCTTTTAACCTTCTGATTAATGCTTGGAGGGAAGTAGCTTGGGCAGATAGTTTGACTGCAGGTATCTCATCCATTATGTTAAGGGCAGGAGTCATAGCTGTGCCCTTTCCAGTAGCGCTTGGGCCGACAAGAATGATGTAGAGGTTAGGGTAGAAAATTAAGTCAGTCCCCCATTCGACTCTTACCTTCCTCTGAAGTGCGCTTGCGATAGTTGAGATTGCAGTCCACTTGCGGAATAAAGTTGGAGGTTCAGTGTTCTCAGTGTAGAGCATAAACGCTTCGATCCAGTTGGGTAATTTCCGCTTGAGTCTTTGCATAAACCCCTTTCAATTTTTTTCCAAGATTCTATAATTGAACATTTTGGCATAATTCATTATAGATCTCCTCTAATTTTCCTGCTAAATCAATCTCACTATTTGGAATTTCTTTGCTTTTAAGTTCTATCATATCCTTCTTGTTCATATTGAAGCCTATGGCTAAGTCAGCAGGAGTTTTAATCTCAGTTCCATGCCAGAATAGGGATTGTTCTAAGGATTTTTTAATAAGCAGGAGCATCTTAGCCTGTTCAATCCAAGGGATAGTTAAAGGAATTTGGAACACTATAGAGTCATGGACTTGGGTTAGGAGTTCTATTGGTGCAAAGAGGTCTTGGTTGTAATAGATGTACTCTATTCCATGTTCGTTTATCTTGTCAGCAGTTGTTGATTGAGGTAGGTGGGCGTAGGCTTTGCGGAAGGTGTCAAGGCAAGCACCTTTTGGTACGTTAGGGTAGGAAGGAATTATAGGGCCGAGGAACAAGCGCTTGCGTCCCATTAGGTTTTCGACTATCCGGTTCTTCTTAAGCATCTGTTGGATGGTTAAGTGGTAACCGCCTCTGATTTGTGGATAACCTCGATGGATACGTTCTATTATGTGCTTGGCGTCTGCTTCAGGCATTTCATTCTTGAGGGCAAAGGTTTTGAAGCCTACATCGTAATTAGTTGCATGATTTCCTTTCTTGCCCCAGTAGCGTTCACTCTGCCTTCCATCACCGAGAGGGGAAGAGCCGTCCTCGGAGGAGACTTCATCGAAAGGCTTGCCGAGGATTACTGAAGCGGTTAGTCGATGGAGGTCGATGCCGGACTCGAAGGCTCTGATTTGTTCGATAACTCCTCCAACATAAGCAACAATTCTGTTCTCAATTTGGCTAAGGTCGAAAGAGTATCCGATATACCCTTCATCGAAGAGGAAAAATCTAAGGAGATCATGAGGCCAATTCTGTTGATTTCCTCCTGTGCCAAAGATAGTTTCTCCTGAACTGAGTCTACCAGTCTCAGCACCGACTGGGTTGTAGCTACTTCTGTATCTTCCATCTTTATCCGCCTTCCTGACATTCAAATAAGTTGAAATGCGCTTGCTCAAACTACGAATGTCAAGCATTATTTGAGCAGCAGGGAAACCTCGACGGGAGATGCGTTTGAGTGCGTCGACGTCTGAGGTTTCTACATACTTTCCTTTTGTATTCCTTTTCTTATAAGGTTTAATACCAAGGTCGCCGTAGAAATACTTCATTACCTGTTGTGGTGAGTTGTGGTTTATTTCATAGCCGACTTCCTTGTGGAGGGATTCGATTAACGTGTCCAGTTTTGCTTGTTCTTCTTCCTTATCCCTCAACATGCCGTCAACGTCAAGTTTAATCCCCCTTTCCATCATATAAATAAGAGGTTTGATTAACTTTCGTTGGCGATCGTAGGTGTCCATGTTCTTTTGCTTCATTAAGATTTCAATCTGTCTTGGGTGGGAAGCAGATGTTGCAATAGAATCCATGCCGTTGTAGTTCCACCACTCCTCCCAGGTGCCAGTCCCCATCTTCATCCATTGCTTACCGTCTTGTTTGTAATAAGGAATGTCAGTGTGGTTGGTAGTGACGAAGTCAAGGCCTGCGGAGTAATCAGGGAGGGAAATCTTCTGGGCTATTTGAGTACAGTGAATTTCACCACGAGGTCTAATACCATACTTATGTAGCATGAATTGAGTATCGAATATGAAGTAAGCCCCACGCTTGGCTATCTTTTCTTCTTCAAGAATCTTTGCAATCAAAAGCATTATTTCGTGCTCTTGGTCAATGGTGAAGTAGTCTCCTTGCTGATCACGGAAGGGGATGGAGATGGCTTCAGTTGGAGACCAGGAGAAGGCGATGCAGTCGAGTTCCTCATGGATGACTTCGATGTCCATGTCTATTGTTTGACCTCGCATTCCTTTTTCGTAACAGAAGTTAAGGACGTCGACTGATTGGCGGAAGTCAGGTTTGATCCTGATGTTTCGAGCAGTTCTTCTGATCTCGTGATACTCACTTTCGTCCTTAGCTCTTAAGAGGTCTTCACAAATTAAAGGTTTGTTAAGGAAGTTGAACTTTGGTGGAATGAAAGTTGCAGGGTGGAAGGTAGGGATTACTTTAAGCCCAGGGACTATGGTTGACTCAAGGACGCTCCCACGCCACTTGGTTATTCCTACACGGCTTGTCAGAGCAATCAAGGCTACATTTCCAAAAGCTACGATTGCATTGAGGTTTAGGGCTTTGAGTTCCTCAGCTAGTTCATTGATGTACTTGTTTCCTTCTGCAGAAATAGTCCAGTCTTGTCTGTTATAGTTTATGTTGATGTAGCTGCGGAGTGGAGCATCGAGGTCTTTTATTACATTCGTAAGGTACAACCCAGTACGAGGAATACGAGTCATTTGAAGGCATTCGTTGAGACCTTGACCGGCAGGCCCGATGAAAGGTTTTCCTTTACGAGCTTCCCACTGACCAGGTTGTTCGCCACAGACACCTAGTTTTGCATAGCGATCTCCAGATGGGCTGACGTAGGTATTTCTCATTCTTCCTCCTTAGATCGTTCAATTATTGAACAAACTATTCCATGAAGTCTATACACTTCCACGTGTAGTAGATTAACTGCTCAGGTGGAGTGCGGAAGTTCTTTTTAGCCTCATGGATTAGTTTCTTAAGCAGATCAGGATTTTCTTTGAAGATTTCCTGGACTGCTTTGTGTTTTATGTAAGGGCGGCGTTTTTTACTTTCCATAAACCTTCACCAAGAATGAATCCCTGTAACCTTTCCCAAGTTCATATCCTAAGCCTGCCATCCCAAGTTCGTCCGCAGCTATCAGTCCATTGCCTGAACCAAGGAAGGGGATGAGGACACGTGATCCAGGAAAGGCAAAGGTGTTGTAAATTTCCTTCATCAACTCAACTGGTCGCTCAGTAGGGTGAGTCTTTTGGTTTGCAGGAACTGGAGGAGTGGAGAAGTGGTTCAGACGACCTGGTTTGTTTAGTGCAGGCCGGCCCTTCCATGCATAGAAGAACATCTCGTAGCAATTTGAGAGGTACATCTCAGGCCTCATTGATTGGCCAGAGGGTTTAGTCCAGATGCCGCACATTCGAGTAGTTTGGAATCCAGCAGAGCATAGGGATATGTATACTTGATCGAACCAAGGCTCAGGTGCGAACCAGCAGATTAACCATGAGTGGTCAGCCATGACTCGATAACACTCATTGAATACTTTAAGCAGGAAGTCGTCGTAGTCTTGGACACCCACTTCGTTGTAATCTTCCTTTACATACTGTGACTCACCTCCACTTTTCTTCTTCTTATTCAAGTCGATTGAGTAAGGTGGGTCTATCTCAACCAAGTGCATTATCCCATCTGGGATTTCCTTCACCTTCTCAAAAAAATCTCCAAGGACGAAGGATTTTGATAGTTGTTGAACTTGATTACTTGCCTTTCCAAGTTCTATCTTTTGTGCAAGGACTTCCTTAATAACTGCTTCGTCCATTTTCTTCAGTACATTAGTTGCATCCTTCTGTGTCTTGCAATGATCGAAGAGTTCGGGAAAGGCGTCTCGTGCCTCAGCTCTCTTTATTGCATCTGATACACCGCCTTTAGACTTACCTATCATCTTGCTTGTGTTTTCAACTGACCAACCAAGATTTCCAGGACCAGGTGCCTTGACTCCGTGGATTGTTTGTTGGAGTTGGTGAGTCTCACGGACTAGATTGTCAAATTCCCAGTGCTCCATGTCCTTACGAAAGAAGTTTTCTGCAAGTTCAATTACCTTAACCTCAAGCTCAGTTATATCAGAAGGATAGATGCGAATAGGGATTGATTCTACACTGTTCTTCCTTAATATTTGATACCTACGTCCACCTGCTAAGAGTAAATACTTTCCATCCCCATAGTGTTTAACCGCAAGTGGTTGGATCAGCCCGCTTTCTTTCATCGAACCTTCCAGCCCATCCAAGTCACCCATTACTTCCCTAGCACGTTCACCGACTTCTATCTCGTCTAACGACACCATTGCTACGGTGCCTACATCAATGTCAGGCATTTGGTTTATCCTCCGAGTAGTTTTAATAATTCCTTTGCTTCCTCAGGACTGACCTTAGGAACAGCTTTTGCTTTTGCTTTTTTTATAACCGTAGCCTTTGACTGTTTTTTCTTGGGGATTCTACGAGACAGGCGGATTTGTCGAAGGTGTTCGATCGCCTCGTCGGTAGTCATGTCGGTGATAGGTGTGTTGGGTAGGTCTTCAATGGTTGCCATCTTATGCTTCACCTTTCCTTTCTGCCTTGGCAAGAATAGGTATTATTTCTCTTGGTTTAGTGGCACCGTCAAGAATGACGCCGATGACCACTTGACCATGCTTCTCGATCAGGTCAAGCACGTCGTCTAAGACCACAGAGAACACACTCTTGCGTAAGCCATAGGTGGAGAGAAGTCGATTGGCACGGACTTTTTGCTCCTCAGTTATTTCAAATGAGAACTTTGGTTTGTAGTCTTCAGACATAAGTTAAGCTCCTTTCAAGTTCGTTCAATAATTGAACAATCTCCAACACCAACCACCTGGCACCTAATGATATTTTTCTTCAAAGTAATATCGTTCTACCTGTTGGCCTCCCAAGCCCGAACTAGTAGTTATACATCAACTGTTCTCTGGCTATATAGAGAACTTACCCACCCACACCTGGCCTACTAATTGTTGGAGATTGCGCTTTTGATTTTTCCCAAAGATTGTTAAATGTACGTTTTTGGTAATTTAAAAGTTGCTGACAGCCAGGATTCGAACCTGGACCACATTAGGTAATTACCGTCCTACGTAAGTTTGGTTGTGGCCTCTTCTGGATACCTCAGGCGTCTAAATTCCAATGGCAAGGATTCCAGTATCATACTTTATTGCAGGGAATTGAACCCTGCCCGATGCGACTTGCCAATTCCGCCACTGTCAGCAAAGTTAATCATTTAGGTGCAATGTACTTTCTCACTGAGTTTTTGTCCGGATACTGGCCAGTTTTATCTTTTTGGATTCCAACTATCAGCCATCCAGAAAGGCCTGGCAAGTCATCTTCCCAACTGAAGGGACGGCTATAGTCGAGACCGAAGGCCTCCGCAAACTGCTTGAATTTATAAAGAGTTTGCTGATAGTCCTTTGGTTCAAGCAGGTCCTTGTCAAGATTCCAGAAAAAGTCAGAGAACATCATGACCATAGGATCATCAGGGACGTCGAAGGTAGGCATGTACCAGGTGCAGTCATTCTTCTCACTAACGCCCGAGTTAACTATGACGATCCTCGCTTTTACTTCTGTTCCCGAAGTTAGAAGTTTAGGTTCAGGTGCATCTTTGATCTCACTTTCCAAGTCTGAGTAGTCTGTAAGCATTGTTACCTCCATAGGTTAAAGTGTTTTGGGTTAGTTCATTCAAGATTTGAACGATCTTAAGCTTCCAATCTAGGTTTGTCCTCCCACGCAAACCCTGCCTTTTTTAACAGTTTCTTTATGTCCGGCTCTTCAGTCGCTCCTAACTTCCCTTTCTGCTTTAGTCGAGAACGGGCTATGTATTTGCCAAGAGAGTCAATTAGCATCTCACGCTTAGGTGGGTTGCCCCTCCCTATTATAGTATAGATCTCGTCGAAGAGTAAAGGGATAGTTAAGACAGCTTGACCGGTTATGTAAAGGCGGTACTTGGTGTCGTAAGTCTTTATGCCGGAGCTTTTGTCTACATGCCTTAGTTCCTCAATCTCCGTTAAGTGGCCTGTGATGATGAAGTCACAAGAAAGGTTCATTAGTTTACGGATATAGTTTTCCATAAAAACTTTTTGTGGGTTGTAGTCGTAACGATGTCTAGGAACATCTCCGGCCTTGCCCGCTAAGTTGAGCTGATAGTTCATTGCAGCCTTGCCGAAGGTAGTTAAACTGTCAAGACAATAAGTTCCAAACATGTCGAAGTAGCCTGTGGAAAGGCGTAGGTCCATAGTCTTTTTCCACTCGGCGAAGGCCTTAGGGTTGTAAGGATCTTCGGTTTCCCAAGAGGAATCGACTACTATTTGCCCGTTAGGATTTTCCTTCCTCCTGACCAAGTCGAGAAGGCACTTAGTTCCTCCAGGATCAAAGGAGTCTACGTGGATAGGGAAGCGTGCAGTCCTTAGGAGGTACGTTTTACCTGTGTTTGTTTCTCCAGTTATTATTGCAGAGAAACGCTTTTGTAGAGGGTCGTTGTTGTAATAGTCAGTTACACGTTTTAGTTCTTTCATTGGATCATAAGGCATTCTTTTTCTCCTCACATTCAACGCAGATTGCGTCATTAGATGCTTGGTCAAGGTCTCGGTAAATTGTCCCGAAGAAAGTTGCTTTGCACTTCAGGCATTTAAAGACTACCTCAAAGTAACTTTTGTCTGCAGGGAGGTCGATGAAGTCAATAGTCATTTTAGTTTTACAGTCAGGGCAGTTCATCTTTTGCTCCATTCTAAGTCTATTTTATTGGTAGTCTCCATAGCCGAAGGATCCCAAAACTCGATTTTGAATCCGAGAGGTGGCTCATAGCATCGTTGGAGAGGATTAGACCAACTCATGCAGTAGTCATGGAAGATGCAGCCCCAGTAATTAGTACATGAGGTAGTTCGCATTGGGAAGGCCTGGAGAACTTGATCTTCCTCTTTGGAGTCCATTAGTCTATCCATGTCCCTGTCGAGGTCGTCCAAGAGATCATTAACCTGCCAAAGCCAAGTATTCATCTGATCAGGGCTTTTAAAGGCAGGGACTCGCTTAAGATTAATGTGATAACCTGCGTCACGGTACTTGCTTCCACGCTTAAGGTATTCAAAACAAGTCCCGCAGAACTCTATTCCAAGGACTTCTTCAATAGGATACATGCAATAGAGGCAATGGGTGTAAGTTCCATTTTGGATTGAAAGGTAAAATTTCTCTTCCCATTGACGTGAGAATTTTTTTGCAGACTTGTGATCCCAAGAAAAGACCTTATCATCAAGTCGGTTACGTAGGACAGAGTCCATCCGATAGTGGAGGAAGCGATCTTCACCGACTGGGACGGTTCCACTTGTTTCGGTTAAGAGGAGTTCATTCTCGATTAGGTCAGATTGTTTTTCATCTGCAAATTTGTTCAAGGCGTAACCAACTGCAAGAGGGTCTTTTGGGCGATAGATTTCATCAGTCCCAGGCGGGAACTTGAGTCGGTAGTAGTCAATGAAGGCCTTATAGGCCCCTGCAACATCATCGTAGCCGTGGATTAGTTGCCATTCACGTGCTTTGTGCCAAGATTCGCCGAAGTACAAGTCATGGTTAGGTTTTTCAGACCTCCAACCAAGAATGTGGGTGAAGAAGAACTTGCGAGGACATTCTTGGTAATTGTCGAGTTTGGAGGAATCTCGGATTTTCCAGGTAGGTTGTTCAGGCAGTGGAAACATTACTCACCTCACTTCCTCAGCAGATGCTGATCTAATAATTCTTGCGTTAGGCGAAGAACACGTTGTCTTATCTCCAATCTTCGCTTGTCTCCTGAGCTTGCTAGGATTACTATCTCCTCAAGAACTTCCTTCCTCCATTTTCTAAGTGTGCGTTCAGTTATCATTTTCTTATTCTCCTTCCATTTTCTTAACGTGTTGTCTAAATGCATAGTAGTCATTTCCAAACTCGTGAAACTTCACTCGCATTAACTTGATAGATTTTATGTTAGTTAAGTAGTTTGCGTTATGTTTCTCAATAGCAGGGTTATAGTCGGCTATTTTATGATAACCTTCTTGTTTCCATGTATAGCCTACGTACCAAGCTTCTTTTGGATCAATAGATTCAACATACCAAATCTTATGTCCATATACATACCTTGTGTGAGCAGTAGCAATTACAAGTACCTTGTCACCAATAGTCAATCCATCCATCCATCTTTTCTCCTTTCATCTGTTAAATTATTAAGTTTCTTTCAAGATACTCACCCTCCTTAAATAATAGTAGGTTAAGTTTTCCATGCATAAAGGCGAACACGGCACCTGCGATTATGTTCATCACGTTTAGACTACATGGTACGATGTAGTCGTCAGGGTTGGAGTTTTGCATAACTTCAGTAAACCTTCTATGCATGTTGTTAGTACTATAACGGTTCATAGGGCCTTTGGATAAAAAGACGATTTCACCGAACTTTTCTGCAGGACTAAAATCATGGCCTGTTCCGCTCTTGCTTGTGGACTTGTTTACAACGAAGACCTTTGGCATCTTAATCTCCTTTCGGTTCCTTGCTAATATCCCCTACTGGTTGTGATGTAGGAAGGTTCTTAATATTGCTTATTAGGTTAAGTGGAGCATTTGAGGTTATTAATTCTTTCCGTAGATGTTCCTTGCTCCTCTTGTCTCCAGTTTCTTGAACCATTGACTCAGGTATAGATTCTGGCTCTGCAATTTTTGGTTCAAGATCGTTCAATTTTTGAACAAACTTAAACGAGTCGAACATAGATTTAATGTTAGGTTCAGGAGGGATTGGTTGTAGTTCATTCTCCCTCATCTTTTCTGTCACTTCTCCCTTAACAATTCCAGAGCACTTGTGAGGCCTTATTATATGGAAGACCTTTCCTTGCGAAGCCTTGTAGAGGACTTCAAATCTCTCTCCACATTCTGCACAGTAGACAAATTTCATTAGTTTACCTCCTCAATTAGGACTTTGAATCTCTCCCAGGGTTTCTCATCTTTGTTCAGTTCGATGAGTTTGCAGGCCCAAAGATTTTCCTCATCACTCATTACCAAAGCAGTTACTTCTGCACTAAGCCGAGCTGGGACGTAGCCGATCATAGTATCACGCCATTCAAGTCTGATTGCATTAGGATCGAACTTATTGGTAGGTTCAAGGACCATAGCGAGGAAGTCATCTACGGCCATCGAATCTTGGCATTTGTAACTCTCGTGGTGTTGTACTCCAGCTATGTAGAATTCGAGTTTCTTATCTTGTTCAGTCATTTTCTACTACCTCTATAAAAATAGGAAAGCGTGGTACTTTTCTACCAGAACTTATGTGCTGGTATTGGACTCTTACTTTTTTCCCTTTCAATGAATCTTGATCATTCCAATAGTCAATCCGCTGACCTTGAGTAAATCCAGAGCCGACTGAGAAGGTGTTTCCATCACCACTAAGACATATTAGTGATCCAAGTCTTTTCTTTGGATTACCATTCTTGTCGACTTCCTCATTCCATCCAAGGATTTCATACTCATCTTCCTTTTTCGGCTTGAATTTCATAAGAAATGTGCTCCTCTTAACCTCATAAGGAGCGTCTTTATGCCGGACGATCATTCCTTCATAGTCAAGATTAATTAACTTATCATAAACTCTCATAACCTCGTCGAAAGTATCGCATATCCAGAAAGGTGAAACCTTGAGGTATTTGAGCTTGAGGGATCTTAGCTTAATTATCTCAGTCAGTCGAGTGTGTTGAGGTGCATCATTTACTACATCAAAACAGTGGAAGGAGATTAGTTTGTGTTCGTAGTGGAGATTGACTGTCCTGGAGGTTATTGATAAGATCTCATTGAAGGAAAGTTCATGACAATAGAGCTCACCGTCAAGTTCCTGGCGCAGGCCTGAGGACTTCAGCTCCTGATTTATGTGAGGAACGGAGAAGATCACATTCTCCTCACTTGAAAGCAGAAGGTAGCCATTCTCAACTGGAACTGCCCTACATCGAACTCCATCGTATTTAGGCTGAACTATGTATGGAGGTTCCCACTTTGCAAGGCGATCCTCACTAAATGGGTAACACTTCATGATGTTCTTCCAGCGTTGCCATTGACTAGACATCAATTCCCTCCTTTAATACCTTACGATAATATTTCAGGAAAGGTGGCCAGTCTTTAAAATCTTCTGATCTTTGACAATTAGATCCATCAAATCCTGGAAGTATAGCTAATGAATATTCAGTATAGATTGAATTATGAGAATGGTTCCATAGATTAATATCGATAGAAAAGGACTTATCTGGATATTTTTCTCTGAGGTTGGCTAAGATATTATGGGCTTGTTTGATGGTAGGTTCTTTAGAATCCCCTATTCGTTTCATCTTCTTTTTCTCCTTTCGTTTAGATTGTTCAATTTTTGAACGGTCTATTCATAATATCCCTAAAACGTACATTTTAAGTGGAAGAAAAACCCTGGAGTCCTCGTGGATAAAGACTCCAGGGCCAGCATAAAGGAAAAGATAAACGATCTTAGTCTACTAACCCTGCATCCCTCTTCAGGTCTGCAATCATCTGGGCCTGTTCCTCAGGAGTTGCACTCCGGAACTTAGCGGCATAAGCAGCTTTGACGTCCACTTTTCCACCACCTTGTCTTGCAATACCCATTACAAGTTTTTCAGCCTCCTCCTGAATCTGTTCTTCCGACTTACCGGCTTTCAAACCTGCTCTGATCATCGCTTGGACTGGTGTGACTTTGAAGTTAGCGAAGGCGTTAGAGAGCATTGCTTCCTCAGTGCAATAATCTGCAGCCTCCTCATAGTCCTTTGGAAAAGGCACTAGGACAGTCACAGGTCCTAAAGCTTCTTGTACAACTACACCTTCTGAATCTTTCTTCTCGGGCACTTTCGCTGTTACTTCTCTTGCATCCATCTTTGTTCCTCCTGACTTTTAAAAGGTTAATGGTTACGATCTCAAACGATAAAAAACATTATACACGTAGTTTTGTTGATTGTCAACATTAAATTTGGCAATATTACGTATAGGTACAACACTCTTATTTTTCGGTAGTTATAATTAGATTTATTGACTTAAGTGGAATTTCCTCTGGTCTTGAGATCCACTGTGGTAGGTAGACGGTCATGAAATCTTTATCCCCCTTCACTCCATACTCATAGCGGTCACCTCCACTTTTCTTTGCAGGCCTGGTTAGTTTGAACTTAAGTTTAGCTTCCATTCTTTTTCTCCTTTCCTCTTTAAAGATTAATCAAAGTTCAACTCCTCCAAAACTCCAAGTTCCTCTGCAATAGCAATTATCTGTGCCTTTGTTAACTTAACTGCGAGTTCTAGAGTTTTCTTCTCTTTCTTCTCTCCAACTGAAACTATCCTCAACTTATCTTCCAATGCAAGTTTCCTATCTGCCTCCAAGTACCTTTCTCTCCAATGGTAGTAGTCCTTATAATAAGCAGCGAGGATGTGTTTTAGTTGTTGAATAGTCGAATAAGTTTCATTGCACCTACTCTTTGCATTAGCCTTTCTAAGCTCTAGTTCATTTCTATCTTCTTTTGTCATCTTCTTGTCTCCTAAGTCTGTTCAATTATTGAACGATCTAATGTGAATAATAAGTTGGCTCTGGCGGTATAGTTACTTTAGCCCAGTTAATGTTTACTTTAATCAGCGAAGAAGGTTTCTTATTATACTTGCATCTAGGCCTATCGGTCTTGAAGATGATAGGTTTTTTGATCTTCTCCGGCCTGATTAGTCGAATGTGACTTCCTAAGATGGTTACACTCATTTCTTCACCTCCTCTCTAATATAATAGTTATCCCTTGAACCGTCAAACCAATAGGTTAAGGTCCTTTTAGGAACTTTAGTTTTCTTATGAAGTTGTGTGATGAAGTTGTAAAAGGCAAGTGCAGACGAACTCGAATGAGTGTAAAGAGTGTACGAGATGCCTGCATGGTTGAAAGTTCCTTTAAAAAGCTTGTCTGTCATCTTGTTCCACCTCCTTAAAGTAAAGCAGATAATATTCATTCCTTGAGAGTCCAGTAAACCCAGGTTCAAATAATAAAGGATGGAGTGCACGACTTGGCACGACCGGCCTTTCGATGGACTCTACCCTAACGACTGGATAGGTAGTACAATCAATCTTTGCTTTAAGCATCTTCCCTCACCTCCTTTCACCCAAACTTTCCTTCCTTCTTCAATTTTCACCCCCATTATACCATAATAAATTG